AGAGTTGTAATATGAATAGAGTAGGATTCAGAGCGTTGATACTTAGCGTACTAGATAACGAAAAAGTGTATATCGACACATTGCCGGAAAAGAAACCTACGCCAGCATTGACGTACTCTCATATTACCGGTAACGCATCTAGAATACTGAGCGGTAAAAGAGTAAACTCATGGGACACATGGAGAGTAAGGATCATTGGTACTGACAGAGCCAAGAATGATGCAATTATCGATAAATTAATGACACTTGATAATACCAATGATAGCAACTTTAAAAACGTGTTTGTCGAAACTATTCAGGCAGTACCTTCTGATCCTGATGACAAGTACGTTTCATCATTTATCGACTTTAGAACTTACGACAGGTAATTATTATGGCTCGCGGTTATGTAACACTAAACGGTATGGATGAGATATTAGCTGATCTTGATCGTATGCCTGAAGAAATCGAGCAGATAACCAAGCAGTCATTAGATAATTCACTTAGCGCAATCGAAGTTAAAATGAAGGCCAATTATGACACCATGCTAAACAAGCGCACAGGTGTTTTGTATAACTCAATAGGCCATCATGTTGGTGATAATTATAAAGGCGTTATCACCGGCTCTGTTGGCGTTTATGACTACGATAAATTCCAATACCCTAAGTTTGCTAGCGGTAGAACTTACACAGCTCCAATGGTTGCATTTTTCCTTGAATCAGGTGTTAGGCCACATGATTTGTCGCTTGGTGGTAGATTAGGCGGTAAAGGTCGCAAGGAAACCATTATTGAAGATGGTAAAGGTGGGCAACATGGTGGTTTTGCTCCTAAACCGTTTATGTCTAGCGCTTTTTACAGTATGTCAGCCAGTATATTCGAGAATTGGTCTAAAGACCTAGACAGCACAGTTGAATAATTGGCATTATTAGTGCATTATTCTCATGTTAATTAACGAAACTAAAGGATAAAATTATGTCAGATGAAGCTATCTTAGCGGCTGGTACGTTGGTTGAATTCTCAACTAACTTAGAAACACCAGTCTACAAAGAACTTATGGGTGCAATGTCTCTTGGCTCTGTCGGCTATATGGCTGAAGCTAAAGAGAAAACAACTTTACGTGACACCGAGAAAAAATACGGTGCCGGTATTAAGGATGCTCCAGACAAATCAATTAAAGGTCAGCATTATGCACTTAATACTGATCAGCAAGAATTTCTTGATGCCGCTGAAGCGACACAAACTGTACTTGTGCGTATTACCTACCCTACTCCTGAAGGTGCAACAACTGGTGCAATTGCTGAAATGGAACTTGCATTACTTGGCTTTGAGTTGGATGATGTTACTGGCGAAGATTGGATGATGTTTACGGTTAACGCCAAGCAAAACTCATTCACATTCACTAAAGCGACTACAACTTAATAGGTAATTACAATGTTTAAAGCAGAGAGCGTACCTGTCGTCATCCAAGACGGTGACGGCAAGGTTGTTGCCGAATACGGCATAAAAAAGAAAACAGTAGCTATTTCATTAAGACAAGCAAGAATGCTTGAACTTATTGATTCTGAAGATGAAAAAATAAGAGGTTATTACTTTCAGCTAATAGCCCTTATTTGTACGCTTTGCGATAAGAAAGGCAACTTAATGTTTCCTGAGAAAGATTATCCAGAGCTTACTGCGTTTGAAAAGTTCGATGATATTGACCTTGAGATCTTCACGGTGTTGACGAAGGCTTATGTAGAAGTTAACCCTCTCGAACCAACATTAAGCGCAAAAAAAAAGAAATCTTAAGTAGCGGTTATCTACTACTTATAAAACGCATTTGCGAAACTCTTCAGAAACCGGTATTCGAGGTTATGTCATACCCAGCGACAGAGCTCGAATATTGGTCTGCTTTCTTCTCTATCAACGATAATCAAGATAAACCTCACCAACAAAGCTTAAAAGAAAAGCAAAAGAATGTTACAGTTGAAGAATCCCAAACTTCACTTCTAAGGATTTTTGGCAATGGCAAATAAAGTATTAACTTATGTCGTAAAAATGGACATAGGTGATGGCGAAAAAAAAGTAAAAGATTTTCGCGTAACACTGAAAACGCTTGAGAAAAGTGAGCAAGACCTAAAAAAAGAAACTGACGATCTAGCCAAAACGCTATCCAATAAATTGGGTGTTGCTGTTGATGCGAGCATCGATAAAAGCCGCACATTCAAATCGAACGTAAGAGATACTGCACGAGAAACCGGTAAAGCTAACCGAGAGATTGCCAATATTTCTCGTGAGTTTAAGTTACTTGAAGATCAGATTGGTAAAAGTGCTGACGAGCAACAAATTCTTAATGCTCAATATCGTTTAGGTGCAGGTGCAACTCAAGAGCAAAAAGATCAGGTTGAGCAATTAATAAAGACTTATCAAGCTCAGCGAGATGCTTCACTACAAACTCAACAATCAATGCGTGGTCTGCGCGGTCAAGCGCAAAATATCGGTTATCAGTTCCAAGATATTGCAGTTCAAGCGCAAATGGGTACCGATGCCATGGTTATTTTTGGCCAACAAGGTTCACAGTTAGCCGCTGGCTTTGGTGCTACTGGCGCATTAATTGGTGCTGGTATTGCCATTGGTGCCGCTGGTATTGGTGTGCTAACTAAATCATTAGGTGTTGCATCCGAGACAACCAAAGAATTCAAAGAAAGAGTAAAAACTCTAGTTGACGAGCTTAATAATTTAGCTGATATCGGCAAAACAAGCGATCTAGATAAAGCTATCAACGCTGATATTGCCAATGAAAAACTAAAAGAAACCAACAAGCAAATCGAGAACACCAAGAAGGCGCTCGAAAGTGCTAAGGCTGAAGCTGAAAGAGAAAACTACTTTACTGTATTAGCTAGTGGAGCGACGATTGCTACGCAGAAAAGCGAGCAGATGCGTAAAAAAGATGCCGCATCAGTTCGTGAGCTAGAAGGTGCTTTAGAGAAGTTAAATAAAACCGCTGAGAGCTATCAGAAAATTATTTCAGGTGCAACACCAGAAAACGTAAAGGCAAGCCAATCAGTTAAAGATTTGATCAAAGATCTTGAGCTACAAGTTGAGCTTTACGGTGAGTCTGCACAAGCAATTGAGCTTGAAAAGCTAGCCAGAGAAGGTGCTGATAAAGAGCTTATTGATCAGTTACGCTCACTTTACAAAGTGCTTGATGCTAAAGAGGCTGAAAAAGAGGCTACAGAAAAAGCGGCAAAAGAAGCCGAAACTGAAGCTGAAGCTCGTAAAAAATCGAAAGAGGCACTTGATAAATACCTCAAGTCAATCACCGATGAATACGCACTTCTTGGCGCAACCAAGGAGCAAGAGTACGCATATCAGGCGGCATTAAAAACAACTGATCCAATTATTCAGCAACGCATTATCGATACATTAAGAATGATTGATGCGAAAAAAGCTGACATGCAAGCCACTGAGGATGCTACCAGAGCGGAGCAAGAATACTGGAACACCTTAATGGATGGTCAACAGTCGATGGCTCGCACTGATGATCCTGCTGGTGACTTTATTAAGACTCGTGAGCAAAAACTTGATGCTCAATACAAAAAGGACATCGAGCGAGTTGATGCTTATTACGCGATGGAGGCTATATCGTTTGAACAAGCCATGGCTAAGCGTGATGAGCTAGAGGCTGATTATCTTAAGAAAAAAGAGGCGTTTAGCGAAAAAGTTATCGAGGCAGATAAAACAATTTGGGAGCAATGGGCTGAAAACTCAGAAGAGGCGCTTAACAATACTGATGAGTTGATGTTTGAGTCAATGGACAGATTTGTTTCAGGCACCGCAGATGCTTTCGCTTCAGCAATTGTTAATGCTGATAACTTTGGTGATGCGATGAAAAATGTATTTTTGGGTGCTACTCAAGCCATGATCAGTTACTTCGCTGAGCTGGCCATTCAACAAGCATTGATGTGGGCGTTTAAAAGCTCTGGCGAGCAAACCGCTCAAGCTGGTGCCGCGGCTCAACAATCAGTTCAAAATGAGGCTGTTGCGGTACAAGCTGGCTTGAATGCATTACAATCGATGGCTGGTGCTCCGTTCCCGATGAACTTAATGGCTCCGGCATTCTCAGCAACAACGTTTGCTCAAGCACAGGCAATGGCGGCAACTTCATCTGGACTTTGGTCTGCATCTGCCGCAATACCGACATTCGACAAGGGTGGCTATATTCCTTCAGGTGGTGCTGGTATCGTATCTGAGTTTGGTGACGAATTAGTTGGTGGAACCATGGTTTACAATGGCTCACCTAACAGCTTAAGCGTTACCGGCAGAGAAGAAACAGCAAGAAGAACTGGTGGTGGAGGTGTAACCATTGGTGGCATTAACGTCTACGCTGAAGGAAACGCTTCACCTGATGCTATAGCAAGGGCTATGGTTAGAATATTGAAAAAACCAAATAAAGCAGTGGATAACGCTATATTCGACTCAACAAACAGAGGTCGTAAAAACGGAGGTAAGCGCTTTGCTTAATATATCTGATTTTCCATGGGCTGAATGCACCATTAAAGAAGAGCGGGTTATGTATATTGCTGACTCGCTATCACTGTCTCGCAGTAAGCGAAACACAGGTAAGCATCGATTCGAATTTGAGCTTGTTACTATCGATATGGATATAGACGTTGGCCGAGAAGTTAAAGCTGAGTTATCCGGTGCAGTTGATGATATTTTGCAGTTTATTCATCCTCGTTTAAGTTATTCAAGAGGTACCATACCATCTGCTGACATCACTGTCTCTGGTAGTCAGGATGCTGGGCTAAAAGAAATATCATTAACTTGTAATGATCCTTGGCAGTTAAAAGCCGGTGATAACATCAATCTACCAAATGACACTAAGGTCTACGAGGTTGCTAACTCTACAGGTTTGCAGATAGGTGCTCAAACGGTAAAGCTAACCAATCCGACAAGATACGCATTAACCAATGGTGGTGCTATCACTGCCAATGATGTAGCATGGCAATTGGAATCAAACGGTGTCATTGAAGTTTCAATGGAGGCTTCAGACAACCAAGACATGCAAATCACTTTGGTAGCAGTTGAGAGACTATGATAAATGCACCTCAAGTCGTTATTGACGCACTTAAATCAAAAAACTTTAGTTACGCCAACCTGATCACTGTCAATTTAGGTGACGCATATGATATAGGTGAAGATGTTATTCTTTACCTAACTGACTATGGTCACACTATCTCTTTTGGTGGTAACGACTACCTTATTGATCACAACTTAACGGAGATTGACGGTATTAGTCGAAAGGCTTCAACCGGCTCTGATAAAGTTGAAATCGTTTTTTCGGTAACCAATGAAAACTTAATTGATGTTATAAAATCTGAGAGATACATCAACCAACCAACATCGATTGATCGCGTCATTATTCAAGATGGTGCGGTT